TCAATTTGTTGTTTGACCATCGCAATACGATCTGATAGCGGATAGCTTGCCTATTATGGCATTTGGTTTTTTCTCAATAGGCATTCCACGCCATTTTATAAATGCAATGACTTGATCAATCTTTTTCTTGATTTCTTTCGATTCTTCCGTTGTCATTATTCATAACCTTCCCAGGTTGCGGCCCATATTGTATTTCTGAATCCATATAGCGAATTCGCTTCTTTTTGTTCTTCTCTTTTAACTTCATCCTCAAGGCCATCCATCATCTGCCCTATACGACCAAACAGGCGAAAGGTATCATACAGTTTATTTATGGCCGGTCTCCATATCATCAAATCACGGCCCATTATGGGGGGCTTATTGCCCTCACACCAGTACTTAATGACCAGGAATATCTGTAACGGCATGAATCTTAAAAACTTATATTTGTTGATCAACCTATGCTTAAATTCGTAATCGATCAATGTCCTGATCTGCTTGTCCAAATACTCCCTAGATTGAGAGACTAACACTATATTATATTTCGGCTTTCTGTGTTGCTGAAAAAATGTATTCCATGCTTTGCGGTCATGTTCCGTCGTTTTCTCTTGCCATTCCCGGGTATTAAACATATCCCCGGCCTCATCAATCGCCAATAGTATAGGGGTTTTCCCATTCTTCAATCTGATTCGTATTGCTTCTTTCAACACTTGTCGTGGATTTGACCAACAACTTTCATCTAAAAATATATAATGATCTTTCGGAAGCTTTCGGCCTATTCTTGATTTAAAATTGATCGGGAAATTAGATACGACATAGCCGCCGGACATCAATTTATCTATTATGTCCCGCATTAAATGAAAGCTTTTTCCCGTTCCAACTTTTCCTGAATACAGCCATATCATTGTTTAAAGCCTCCTATATCATAAATGATCTTCTTTATTCTTGATCTTATAGTGCTTATTAATTTCCCGTTTCTGTTGTTCTTTCATAATCAGTTTCAATACGCCCTTTGCAATGAGATATAGAATCCCGCAATAGATAACAGCAAATAATACGATCTTCAATTTAATCAACTCCCTATCATCTTTGCCCAGTTCATAATCACCCTGACCACGTAATAAATAAGCATGATGCTTACTATCGCCGCATAGGTCTGTATCACTCTATGCGCGGGAAATATCCAAAAGAACAAATGCATATATTCATAAAAGCCTTCCGGTATGGAATAATTCAAATCAGCAAAAGGACTATTAGGTAATAACACAAGAACATACTTTATCCCTTCGCTAATCTGAGATAGTAACCAACCTACTATTTGAGGTATCCATTCATCAAAATGCATACTGCACCCCCTATCCGGATATATAGTGCTTTAGCAAGAATACGATAAAGGTCATTACAGCTAATATCCATAGCATCCAGCGTATAAATTCTATGTGAGGTTCTAGAAATTCCAGGGTGATTTCATATTCCTGATCTTCCGTAACTCCTGGTAATATGCTCCCTAAATTAATCTCAAATACTGGAGGCTCAGCTTCATAGTGATCGAACAAATTAAATATTCTTTGTATATCCCATGGAATAGATAAGGGGAATTTCTTTGTTACATCCGCAAAGGCAGACCAATCGAAATTGAAATTTTCTATCCAGTTTCCGCTTACTGTATTGGGTATATCCAGAGGTACATTGCCTACCCCTGTCATTGTGTCAGGGTATTCTACCGGATAATCTACAGTGGTATCTATAGGCGTTGTGACGTCACCAACGCCGACGCCTTCACCCGTGATATCTTCAATTCCACCGACAGGGATAGTAATAGTACCTGTTCCTACATCCGTCCAGGGCGGCACAACTTCCTCCCGTAATTCATCTTCGTGTTCTTCACGCCATGTGGCGCCATCGTCTATCACATCATTTAGGGTTATCGTTCCAGCCGCTGCCGACATTACATCAATGGCGCAAACATTATATAGCCTCATACCTACATCAGTATGTCCAGTAAAGACCCATTGTTTATCGATTATATCTTCAATATCTAATATTTCTTCATATACGATACCTGCCTGTGTTTGTTGATATACTATTACAGTCCAGTTATCACATAACCGTATAATAAGATGTGAAAAATCATCAACTCCATTATCATATATTGGTATTGGATTTGATCTTACATATTGATAAGCAGATATATTATTCTTGTTTATATATCCCATTATCTCTAATTGCTGATAATCCATATCCGTTTCTACGGTACTGTATTTAATCTCCCAACGGTCCCACCAATTCTCCGCAGACCCGTCAGTGTCTTCAAATATCGCTCTATTATGTTGTATATTAAACGCACTATATAAATCACTCGTTACTTGCTTAACTGTAAATGTAGCACCTAAACCAGTCATAGAATATATTCCGGTTACATCCACATTCTCACCAGTTGAAACATATGAACCCGTTATCGGATCTGAATATCCAAACTCACCACCTATGGATATTGCTTCTGACTGTGTCTCAGCAAATTCCAAGAAAGCAATTCTTACATCCGCAGGTATATCATTATATGTAATACTTCCATCAGACCGAAAACTATCCAAAAAATTTTGAAAATCATACTCCAAATAATCTGTGTAATAATTTTGCATGAAATCTACTAATGCACTTACAAAATCACCTATTCCAAAATCAGTATTAAATTCATAAACTACACCCGTAACGGCTAAAAATGAAGTCAATAATTCCAAACCATATTCAGTCAGCAGAGCAACCAATGCCGCAGAAGCATCCACTTTCGGAACATTCACACACTGCACAACGATATTAGCCATAAGGAATATAACTAGTATGGCTAGTATGACCGCTCCTGTTTTTCTTCTGTTTAATATAGCATTCATATTGCTTTCTCCAAATTGCAGGCGTAGATCACTTCGGTTTCTTCGGAGCCTGCCCAGCGTATCCTATAGGCGTTGCCGTTATTGCACAGAAAACTACAATCCTTTATGACTTTGCCCATCCTGTCCTTTAAGCATCGTCCATAACGGTCATTTATGTAATCGCAGACCCGTACCCATTCGCCAAGACTGAATACCTGGTGTCTGCTTCCTTTTCTCCTTTTTAGTGATAACATCTTTTCCACCCCTTAATAGTAGGGAATAGGGCCCCGTTTCCGAGGCCCTCCACATGTTACCGGGCCAGCCGCTTGATTAATTTGACACCGAGCGTAATGCCAATAATAATCACAGCAATTTTCATCCCAGTAGGAGCAACATTATAGATTACCTGCTCCAAATCGTCACCAGCCGTTCCCATTATGGTATCAATGTTATCCGCAATTGAGGGTTCACTGGCAAAGGCCGCGCCAGCCACTACCATGACCAGCAGTACAGACAAAATACACATGAGAACGATTCGCTTCCGGTCCATCCCGGAGAAAAACTGTTTTACCTTCGTCACTTTTAGTCACCTCCTTTCAATATTAAATTAGACAATAACTGGATTGCTTTACCGACTGCATAACCAGTCATGGCGATAATACATCCCCAATATAAAGCAAAATTAAATCCAGCTAGTGCTACCTCAGCTTGCATTGTCTTTGTCCTTTCCCCCACGTTTTAAAATGAATCCCAGCACCATTACCAGGACCACTCCACCTACAACAACGCCAACAAAGATCGACAGTATCTGATTGATTAAATTAAACAT